CCCGTCGATCGTCGCCGTCCCGCTCCTGCCGTCGATGATCAGTGTCTTCCCTGCTGCCAGTGTTTCCACGGTGTAGGCTTCGCCGTTCAATGTGATCGTGTAGTCCGTCAGCTGCTGCTTCGCTGTGATCGCCATGATGCACGGCGCTTCCTTGCTGCTTTCCACGAAGATCTGTCCGGACGTCTTCCCGTCGAATGTGATTTCCAGATCGTCATCGAAGAAATACCCGTCGATCGACAGTTCCAGAATCTTCTTTGACAGATCCAGCGTCTTCGTCAGACTGTCGTCTGTCAGATATGCTTTGTATTTGCCTTTGTATCCCTTGATCTCTTCCAGGACGGCAGACTGGCGGAACTGCATCATGAATCTTGATACAGTCCGCTGAAGTTCTGCCCGGTTCCTTGCGCGGAAGTAGATCGTCAGCTTCAGCGTTCCCAGCGGGATGTCTGTTTCGTACTCCGTCGGAAGCAGTGCCCGCTGGATCATCTCCTTCTGGACACTGATCTTCGGCGGCTGCTCTTCGACCGTCAGCAGCTTCGCGCCGTATTCCCTGACGTCCACGCCGTTCACGATCATGTTTCATCCCTCCTTATCTCTTCCGCTGTAATTTGTTTACGAATTCATTTTCGACGCGTGTGTATACTCTTTCCGCGACGACATCGCCGTCCATCGTGACGTATACATACACGACCGTCCCGCCTGTCAGTGCATCCAGCTTCTTGTCCAGCATGTCGCCCAGGCGATCATAGAACGCTTTCAGCGGCAGGATCGCTTCCGCTCCCGCTTCGCCGCCTGCCAGCAGTGTGTTCCCGGATGCTCCGAATACTGTCGGACGTGTCATGATACCGCCGGATTTATACCAGCTGATCCCGAAGTGCGGGACTGACGGCGGATTCAGACTGAAGTGTCCGGATATATACGGATGCGGCAGTGCCAGATGCGGCAGGCTCCAATGGAAGTTAAACTTCGACCGCATGGCGCTGATCGCATTCGCCACGGCCTGCTTCGCCGCATTGATCGGCCTTTCGATCGCCGACTTGATGGCGTTCCATCCGGAAGACGCCGCGCCCTTCATGCTGTTCCATGCCGAAGACATCACGGACTTGATGCTGTTCATGACGGACTGGACTTTCGACTTCACCGCATTCACGGCGGACGTCACGCCTGACTTGATCGCATTCCATGCGGATGTCGTCGCGCTCTTCACTCCGTTCCACACGGACGTGATCGTGGTCTTGATCGCGTTGAAGATCGGCGTGACCGCTGTCTTGATCGCGTTCACTGCGGTCGTTACGGCTGTCTTGATCGCGTTCCAGACGGTCGATGTGGCTGTCTTGATCGCATTCCATACGGTCGACACTGTGGTCTTGATCGCGTTCATGACGGTCGTGATCACGGTCTTGATGCCGTTCCACACTGTGTCGATCACAGTTTTGATCGCCGTCATGACTGGCGTGATGATGTTGTCCTTCACGAAGTTCAGCGCCGTCGACACTGTGGTCTTGATCGCTTCCCACGCTGCCGTGATCGTCTCTTTGCAGTTCTCCCAGATGAACCGGAACGGAACCGTGATCAGCTGGAAGGCTGCGCTGATCAGTTCCACGATGAACATGATCGCGACCTGAATGACGCTTTTGATTCCTTCCCAGATCGTCGAAACTGTTTCCGCGACCGTCGTGAAGATCGTGCTGATCGTCGTCCAGACGGTCGTGCAGAATGTCGTGACGGTCGTGCTGATCGTTGTCCAGATCGTCGTGAAGAACGTGCTGATACCGTTCCAGATGCCTTCGAAGAAGCCTTGCACGTTCGTCCACAGTTCTGTCCACGAAGTCCCGAACCATCCCAGAAAGACGTCTGCGACGCCCTGAAGCGCCGCCAGAACACCGCTGAAGACGCCCTTTATTCCTTCCCAGATCGCCCCGAAGATCTCCTGCACGCCTGTCCATGCCTGTGTCCAGTTCCCCGTAAACAGGCCGATGAAGATGTCCAGCAGCCCCGTGATGACGCCGAAGGCTGTTTCCAGTACCGTCGCTATGATTCCGAAGGCTGCTTCGAAAACTGGCGCTAACAGATTGCAGAACCCGTCCCAGATCGCGCCGATCGCTTGTGTGACTGACTGAAAGTTGATTCCCAGTGCCGACAGCCTTTCCTGTATGCCGCCGACGAATTCCTGGAAGGCGCCTTTGATCCGCTCCCAGATCGCGATGATCGCGTTCCGGAAGTCTTCGTTCGTCCTCCACAGATGGATGAATGCCGCCACCAGCACGGCGATGACGCCGATCACGATTCCGATCGGCGATGTCAGGAAGCTGAACGCCGACGACAGTCCGGTCTGTGCCTTCGCAAGTATCCCGGATGCGCCGCCCGCTTTCGTGTACCACTCGACCATGTTCCCGATCTGCGTGGACACCTGACCCGTGAATATGATCATTTTTCCCAGCGCGACCAGCAAAGGCCCTGCTGCCGCCACGACCAGGCCGATCCGGATGATCGCCTGCTTCTGTCCTTCGTCCATGTTGTTCAGCTTGTCCACGAAGTCCTGAATCTTGCCGACGACTTCGCGGATCTTCGGCATCAGCAGTTCACCGAAGCTGATTGCCAGTTCTTCCAGCTGTGACTTCAGGATGGTCAGCTGTCCCTGTAGGTTGTCCTGCTGCACCTCTGCCATCTTTTCCGCCGCGCCGGATGCGCCGCCGATCTTCGCGCGCAGATTGTCGAATGCTTCCCCGGAATCCTGAATCAGGAAGTTCGCGCCACGCAGTGAAGCCGTGTCGAAGATCTGCCCCATGACGCTGTTGTAGTCCTCTTCGGACAGTTCGCCCAGCTTGCCCCGCAGATTGTCAGAACG